ATACTCAACAGGCATTACAGGTCAAGTTCAAACGCTTATGTCGTACTCAAGCGGTGCGACTAACAAACTGTTTGCGATTGCAGTTACATCAATTTATGACTGTACGGCGGGCGGTGCGGTTGGCGCAGCTGTCAAAACGGGTTTGAGTAACGCAAAGTGGGAATACATAAACGTCACAACTCCTGCTGGCGGTTACATTATGGCGGTCAATGGCGTTGATGCGCCATTACTGTATGACGGTTCGGTTTGGACAAATCCAACTATTACAGGCGTGACTGCAAGCACTTTAAGCAACATTACTATCTTTAAAAACCAAGTGTGGTTTACACAAGCCTCGACTCTTAAAGCATGGTATCTGCCGACTTTAAGCATTGCAGGCGCAGCTGCTGCAATTGACATGAGTTCGGTTGCTCAACTTGGTGGGTACTTAGTCGCTGTGGGAACTTGGACGCTTGATGCAGGTTATGGAGTAGACGATAACTTGGTGTTTATAACGTCCAATGGCGAGGTAATTGTCTGGAGTGGCACTGACCCATCAGACGCTACAAAGTGGGCGCTAGTAGGCGTTTGGAGGCTTGGTAAGCCCGTTGGCAAGCGTTGTTTAATGAAGTACGGCGGTGACATACTGATATTGACTTATAACGGTCTTTACCCACTAGCGGCGAGTTTGCAATCATCTAGGCTTGATCCAAGAATTGCCTTATCTGACAAAATTCAAGGCGCATTTAATGCCGCAACGCAACAATATGGCGGTAATTTTGGGTGGGACATTACTTTTGATCCGCAACGCAATGCTTTAACGGTCAATGTGCCTATTGCTGAGGGTCAACAACAGCAATATGTAATGAATAACATTACAAAAGCATGGTGCAATTTTACGGGTCAATACGCTAATTGTTGGGTAATTTTTAATAATGAATCGTATTGGGGTGGCAACGGATTTGTCGCTCATGCGTGGGATGACAACTTTGCTGATGATGTAAGCGACATTGACGCTTATGCGTTGCAAGCGTTTAATTACTTTGATGCTCGTGGAGTAAAAAAGTATTTTACAAGAGCTAGACCGTCAATCTTTACTAACGGCACACCGTCAATTTTCATTGGATTAAACATTGATTTTGACCTAGCAGACACGACTGCTGCACTTAGCTTTAGTCCACAAGTATCTGCTAAATGGGACACTGCGCTGTGGGATGTAGACTATTGGTCTACAGACACGGTAATTACAAACAATTGGCAAGGCGTAACCGGGATCGGATATTGCGCTGGCACACAGTTTAAATCTGCCTCTCAAGGAATCACAATTCTATGGGCATCGACGGACATTGTTTACCAACAAGGATGGCCTGGCATATAGTCCAGGGCGCTGAAGTAGGCCATTGGGTTGCGGATCGAGTGCAAGGTAAGTATTTTGCGGAAGGTTCGCAAGCAATTGGTTTAGAGCGTGATGGTCAGATTATCGCAGGTGTGATTTACGAGAATTGGAATAAAGCCTCGATTGTGTGCCACATAGCAATTGAAGGACGTATGACAAAAGGGTATTTAAAGGCAATATTTGACTACCCTTTTAAGTTTTGCAAAGTAAAAAAGATTATTGTTCCGGTAAGCAGTACTCATGCAAAAAGCCTAAAATTAGTTACGAAAATGGGTTTTGTAGAAGAAGCAAGGGTTAAGGATGCAGTTCCGGATGGCGATATTATATTTTTGACATTGGCACGAGAAAATTGCCGATTTCTTGGAGTAGAAAATGGGTAAATCAGCATCAGCACCACCAACACCGGATTATGTCGGCGCAGCCAGGCAGCAAGGCATTGATAACCTTGCGGCGGCTAGACAGTCTAATATTATGTCAAACCCAAATATGATTACGCCATTTGGGAATCAGACTGTTACCTATTCAAGCCCAACATTTGACCAATCTGGATTTGACACGGCGCTGGCTAAATATAACGCTGGCAATGTAGACCGTAATCAATATTATCAAACAGGCGGCGGTGCTGGTGATTCTGGCACTGATTCCACTTATTTTGACCAAGCAGGGTTTGATGCTGCACAAGCAAAACGAGGTGCTGCGCCAACCCGTGAAGCGTTTATGGTTGGTGGCGGTCAACCGACTGTCACGCAAACTCTGACACCACAAGCGCAGCAGACTTTAGACTCACAGCAACGTGTGCAAACGGCTTTGGCAAACTTAGGCGAAACTGGCATTGCAAACGCAAGGGCTACGCTTGAAAGACCATTTGTGCCAACATCTACCGAAATTCAGCGCAATTTTGGCGGCTATGGCGAAGTGCCTCAAGCAACTAATTTTAATGCTCAGACAGGTATTGATAGTAGTCAAATTGCAAAAATGCCTATCAATGCGGGAACAACTGCACAACAATTGATTATGGAACGGTTGAACCCTACGATTGCACAGGGTGACACATCGTTTAAGCAAGCGTTAGCAAACCAAGGTTTAGCGCCTGGCACAGCGGCTTACGATGCTGCATACCGCAACCGTCAAATGGGCGTAAATGACTTGTATAACCAAGCAGCGCTCCAAGGCATCAACTTGGACATGGCGGCTAATCAACAAGGCTTTAACCAAGCATTGGCAGGAGCAGGACTGTACAACACTGCAATGGGTCAGAATTTTGGTCAAGGGATGCAGAGTCAAGGCACACAATTTGCTCAAGGTCTTAACAAAGCTCAGTTTCAAAATACCGCACAGCAACAGCAACTGGCGCAAGATTTGGCATTACGTTCGCAACCGATCAACGAAGTTATTGGGCTTATGGGCGGGTCGCAAATCCAGCTACCACAATTCCAAGGCTATCAAGGCACTAGCGTTGCACCAGCACCAACTTTTGCTGGCTTGCAAGCACAAAATCAAGCGGATATGCAAAGGTACGGTATTCAGCAGGCAGGCAATAACGCAACGACTCAGGGCTTGTTTAGCGCATTGGGTACGGCAGCAATGTTTGCACCGAAATTCTCTGATAGGCGTTTAAAATCAAATATCGTACAAATTGGTACTCACCCATTAGGAATTGGTATTTATGAGTACGACATTTTTGGCAATCGTGAGCGTGGCGTAATGGCAGACGAAGTGGCTAAAGTAATGCCAGATGCAATTGTTCCGCACTCAAGCGGCTATATGATGGTTAATTACGGGAAACTATAATGCTTAACCAATATGTCAATATGACTCCGCAGCAGAAAATGGCTCAGATGCTGCAACAGCAAGCCCAGCCGACTCAGTTGCAAGGTCAAGACATGGGGCAAATGCCGCAAATGCAAAACCCAATGGCTGGCGCACAAAACGCTATGAGTATGTACGGCAAAATGAACCAACAAAATCAGATGCAAGATATGCAAGATTACATAGCTCGTTTAAAACTTGGTCAAGCTCAGACTGGCGGTATGTTTGACCAAGCAAACGCTCAAGGCGGAAATTACACGGGTGACATGGGGACTTAATCATGAACTTAGATTACAACACTAGGTTAGCGGCAATTCAGCGCAACGAAAAGTTAGCGCAGATTATGCAGCAACAGGCTTTTCAGCCTATTGAAATTAACAGCTATCAAGGTTTTCAAGCGCCTATTTCACCTTTGTCTGGACTTGCCAAAGTGTTGCAAGCCTACATGGGTGCAAAAGGCACAGGTGATGAGGAACGCATTAAGCTAAATCAAGAAGCCAGAGCCGAAGCGCAACAGATGTTGTCTAGCCTTAACCCACAAGCCTCGCCTGGTCGTGCCGCAGTCATGGGTATGCCTGAAATTCAAGCACGGCCTCCAACGTCATTTACCCCAATGGGCGCTGATTACGAGGACAATCCAAATCTGCAAACAGCACCGTCTGGCAATGTAGAAACGCCTGCCGTAGCGTATCAGCCTGCCGTAGCACCACAAGCAGCGATTCCACCAACAAGCGGTGCGCCATTAGACCCAGAGCAAAAGCGGCAACGACTTGTGCAGATGATGATGAGCCAAAACCCGTACATTGCGCCAGTTGCTAAATTGGAATACGAGCAATTGGGCAAACAAGATAGTGGCCCATTGGCTGAATACAAACTTTATGCTCAACAAGCTAGAGAAGCAGGTCAAACACCTCTTAGTATTGATGCTTACAAAACAAGACAAATACTAGCAGGTCGAGCAGTTAGTAATAACGTAGTCAATATGCCAGCGGGTGCGCCTATTCCAGTTATGCGTAATGGAAAACTTGTTTATGTGCAAATGGGTAAAGATGGGCAATATGTTGAAGTTCAAGGTATTACACCACCACCCACACCAACACCTCTTGCACAAGAATTAGCTGATGCAGGAATTACACCTGATAATCCTCAATTCCAACAATTAGCACAAGCGTTTATTAACAAGAAATTAACGCAAGTTATTGCGCCTAATTCTACTGTTGTAGCTCCAACTGGCGAAACATCACAAGCAACACCACCACCGTTAGCAAATACAATTAACGTGATGGTTGATGGGAAACTTACAGCAATGCCAATTGCACAAGCAGAGCAATTAAACGCTCAGTTTAAAGGTGCTGAAACAGCAGCAGTAGAAGGGGCAAGAGCAGGATTTGAATTTGTAACCGTTCCTGATCCAAAAAACCCTACGCAAAAAATATTAGTTCCTAAATCTCAAGTTGCTGCTCAATCTGCTAGTGGCACACCAGTAGTGGCTGAAGTTGATAAAAAAGAAGCACAAGGTCAAACAATGATTGAATTGGCTAGAAAAGCGCAATCAATATTGCCAAGTGCAACTTCTGGTGCAATTAGTACCTTAGCAACAATGGCAACTGATGCTGCGGGTATTCCTACAAACAAATCTGCTTCCGATGGTCAATTGCGAATTATTAGCGCACAATTAGTATCTAATGTGCCAAGAATGGAAGGCCCACAGAGCGATGCAGACGTAAAATTGTATAAACAAGCAGCGGCTGATGTTGGCAATACAAATATCCCATACCAAACTCGTATCAAATCTTTAAATACAATTATTGAGTTAAATTCAAAATATGCCAAAGGTGGGGCGCAACCTCCAGCGGGTGCTGTTCGTAGGATTCAATAATGAGCGCTGGAACATTTGAAGTTAAGATTGGCAAAAACGTCTACGAAGTTGACGCTAAAGACGAAAACGAAGCGTGGAAACTTGCTAATGATTTTCATGCGTCAACGCCGCCCGAGCCTGCGCCTGAAAAGCCGCTTGGCGAAAGCCTTATGTCGGCGGCTAAAGATTTTCCTCGACAGGTTGGTTTAACAGGTCGGTACGCAATTGAAGGCGCAGCAAATACTTTGGGTTTGCCGTTAGAGCCTATGCGGATGGGCGTTAGCGCAATTTCACAACTTGCTGGTGGCCCTCCAGCGGCATCAATGGCAACGTATGGCACAAAATTAGCTGACTTGCTTGGGTTACCGAAACCAAAAGAAACGTCTGTCATGGACACTCGCACAGGTTTAGCCAATGTATTGCCAAGCGAGCAAGTTGTGGGTGATATTGCCACATCAATGGCATCGACTATCCCAATGGTTTCGGGTGCGGGGGCGATTGCCAGAAATACAACAGGCGTGACAAGCAATGTTGCAAAGCAATTGGCTGCTAACCCTATGTTGCAATACGGTTCGGCGGCTGGTGCGGGTTATGGTAGCGGATTAACTAGAGAATCTGGTGGTGATCCTTTACAGCAATTCTTTGCAGGATTGGCTGGCGGCGTGGCTGCACCTGCTGCATATGGTGGTGCAAAATCTTTGCTTACATCAGCGGGTCAAAAGGTAGCACCTACATTAACTGGAAAGTTAAGCCCAGACGCTGCAATTCCAAACCCTGCTGAAGTCGATCAAATTATTACTTTAAAACTCGGTCAATCTGGAATTGATTTTAGTCGATTGCCAGACCAAGTACGCAAGTCGCTTACCGCAGACGTAGCAAATGCCTTGCGAACTGGAGGTGATTTGGGCGGCGATGCGATGCGTCGATTGCTTGATTTCCGTATGGTTGAGGGTACAACTCCAACCAAGGGCATGATTACGCTTGATCCACGGCAAATTACTTTAGAGCAAAATCTAGCCAAAACAGGCATGAATTCGCAAGACCCTAACTTGCAAACATTAGGCAATGTGCAAGCGCAAAACAACCGTGCGTTGATTGAGGCGTTAAACCGTCAAGGTGCGGGTAATGTACAAGCGCCGTATTTGATGGAAGCAGGCGAAGCAAGTGCAGCAAAGATTGCAGCCGAAGATGTTGCAAAAAAAGCCGCAACGTCAGATTTATATACAGCAGCAAGTCAGTTGCCAGGCGGTGAATTGCCGTTAAATCGTGTGGATTTAGTCAAAAACATTGATACAGCTTTGGCTAAAGAAAACAAAAACGCATTTTTGCCTACTGAAGTACGCAATATGATTAACGCTATTGCAAAAGGCGAAACAACAATTGAAGGCGTAAAGTATCCAGTTCCGTTTGATGTAAAAGCATTAGATAACTTGTTGACAACGGTAGCAACAGCACAAAGAGCAACAACCGATGGCAACGTCAAAGCTGCGTTAACTCTTGTTAGAAATGCAATAGATCAAACCGAAATTAAGCCAGTAAAAACAGAGTTTGGCGGTGGTCAAATTGTTACCAAAGGCGGCGCATCATATTTAAAAGGTCAAGACGCTTCACCAAAAGAGTTACTTGATGCTTTAAACAAAGCTCGGGCAGCGCATCGTGATCGTATGACATGGCAAGAATCGTCTAAGCCTGTTGAGGCAACTGTTGACGGTATGCAGCCAGACCAGTTTGTACGCAAATTTGTGCTTAGCGGAGACGTTGCAGATGCAGCTGCGGTTGCTAAATCAGGCGATTCAGCAGCTACAAAGTCGGCTATCTTGACGCATTTAAAAGACAGAGCACTAGGCGGCAGATCAGACGAAACAGGCACTTTTGGCGCTGCAACATATAACAAAACTTTAAAAGATATTGGCGATAAAAAATTAGCTTTATTCTTTTCGCCTGAAGAAATT